CTTTCTGCTTTTACACCCTCAGAGAAGAGGTAATAAAATCGCCAGCGTTCCACAAGCCAGCAAGATGATGGCCAAATTTTCAACGAACAATGATTCATTCGTCTCTACGGAAGAGATGGAGATTTTGAGAGATAATAGGGAAGGTTGGGACACTTATGTTGTGTCGTTGCACGGCGCGACTGAGTTCTCATGGAAGCTGTTGCCAGCAGATGTGACTGGGCGGATCTTCGAATTTTATTGCGGAGATAACCGTGCATGGATTTTGCAACCGCGCATCGTTCGAGCTACCCGCCTCCTGTGGGCGGATCTAGTGCCTTACGAGAGTTTGCGAAGTCGCTGGCAAATGGTTCCATGGACCAATGCAAATCAACAGATCAAGGCATTAGCCGATTTCGACAGAGCACGGGAGATTAGCGCAGATACGGGTATGACGTTCAGACGTGCGTATTTCGCTATCCAGGCGTTTAATCCTGGATATTATCTGGACGTGCCTAGTTCGTTCTTTTGGCCTTATGAGAGGATGATGCAGGCTGTAGCAGGCGCACCCGGTGACCGTATAGAATACATGCGGCGACTAGAAGAAGCTATCTACGAAAAGAAGCTTTTCTTAAAGTCTCTCAAAGTCTGTCTCCTAATTCGAGCGATAGCTGAAGTTCCTGGAACGGCAGCTCACTCGACAGAAGAAGAGATGGAAAGAGAGTTGTTGCGTATTGTTTTAGATTTTACCATTAGACCGATTGCGGTGTTATTGCAAGCGCTGCTAGACGCTTCCATGAAGGTCAAAAGGTTTGTAGATTTCATTGTGTCACATGTCGACATGTCGCATGTGGCGGTGGTGGCTTTGATAGTCGCCTTTTGGTTTGGTGTCTATGTCTTGATCACTAAGATTTTGATGCCAGCTATCCAAGTCCTGGTCAGATTCGTGTTCCGTCAGTCGTTCACCCTTAAGACTGTCGACATCGATCAGGCACCCCTAGAACCGAAAACTCCTGCTCTAAATGTGAAGCTGGTCACTCCCAGCGTGCAGATTGAAGAAATGGCTATGCCAGGAAGCGCTTTATGCGCGAGCATTAGGAGGCCGGTTGGCGCCATTATGGTAGCCAATGAGAACACTGAACTTATGGCAGTTGGGTGTTTCTTTCGGTATAAAGATTGGTTGGTCACTGCTAAGCATGTGGCAAACCAAGTGTCTAGCGGCCTAGCGGATGTGTACTTAGTGCCTCCCGAGGTGACCTCTCGAGGATCGACGAAGCTTAATCTGAAGCAAGTCGTTCATGTTGAGAAATCTCGTTTCGAACTGGATGAGAATTTATTTACCAACCAAAGTTTAGACGTTTTTGTGATGAAATTGACGGCTAAAGAATGGACGAGATTGAACTTGAACGCCGTTCATCTAAAGAAAGCAACTCGTTACAAACAGACGGTCAGCTCAGCTGGATACGTGAACGGAGTGTTGCAATCAGGCAGCGGAACTACGAGCAGAGTTAAACATACTCATTTCTTATTGGCTCATACTGCTTCCACATTGCCTGGTTTCTCTGGATCCCCAATCTTTAGCGGTTCTAGTGTTGTTGGAGTTCACATCTCTGGTTCCAAAAGTGAGAATTGGTTAGTGCGCATGGAAGTCGTCATCCATTACTTGCCTCGGGACGAGATTTCCACAGATCTCTGGGCCCAAGAATATTTGCAAAGCTACAAAGATCGAGATGAAGACTTAGAAGTGTACGATGAAGATGACGAACATTTGGGCGTCTCTAGAAGCGGTAGACTCAAGTTCCTCGATGAGGAAGAACTAGCAAAAAGAGGGTTTGATCTGACAGACAAAGTGAGAAGATCAGATGTCGATACCGGTTACTCCTTTAATTTTAAGAAAGGAGCCCGCTGGGCCGATGTCGAGGACGATGATGATGATGCTTATGGTTATCATTATAGAAAACATAGAGGTGAGTCCCTGCAGAGAAATGAATCGATCATAATTTCTCCAGATGCATCGACGCTCCCGCTTCCAACTCAACCAAAGAAACCTATCAGGGTGGAGGATCGAGCTCCTGTTCATGGCAGTAAAATGCCAAGTGATAATCCAGACGTTGTAAATTATTTTCAGCAGAATATGGACACTTTGAAACAGCTCGGGTTCAAACAAGGAGAATATGTTTGGCCCGATACGAGCCCGGCACACGAGGAAGTTTCTTTGATTAAGCATTTGGAGATGTTTGCGAATGACCAACCAGAAGCCGCTCATATTCCAACAGCAGAGGAAAGGGAACGTTGTGTCAATGTTTGCCTAGACTTACTTAGAGCTAATAGGTTCGAACCTAAGACAGGTTACAAATCGGAAGCTAATTTGAGTGAGATCATAAATTCCAACTTAATAGGAGCCCGCAAATCAGCTGGGCGCCCATATCAAGCTGAAGGTATGCCCACGAACGGAGATGTTCTAAAGAACATCGGAGTTCAGGGGCTGATCAACTTGACTTATGAGCGTTGGAACGAGGAAATCGATCTCAAATTGTTCCCTAAAAGCGAGCCCAATAAGAAGAAGAAAGTTGAAGCGAAGATGATTCGTGTCGTGACAGGGTTCCCAGTCCATAAGACGGTTAAAAACCAAGCTATTTTCAGAGAAAGTCTGAACACAGCAGTAGAGAATTGGAAGGAAAGCCCAATCAAGTATGCTTTCAACCCAGGACTTCCTGGCCACATTGAACATTTAGCTTCATGTTTCCGGGATTGTGAAGTGGAAGAAGCAGACAAGAGCAATTGGGATTTCCATATGTACGAGTATCTATTTGATATTTGTAAGGAGGTTCATATTCGACTGGCAGTTCAACCTGCCGACATGAGTGACGAAGAGTTCGAAACTTGGAAAACCGACGCAGCCGGGGCCTATGATGAGGTCTATAAAAGCATTAATTATGTTTGTACAAACGGTCGCGCCTACACTTCGCCATATAATGGCATTATGAAAAGTGGTTGGTTGTGTACAATTTTTACGAACTCATTAGCCCAAGTCGTATTGCATGTCCTCACTATGATGAGATGCAAACAGACCGACGAAGCCATTAAGTCGCCAGAAAATTATCTGGTGGCAGGTGGTGATGACACTATGAACCGATTCAAGACCAAGAAACTGAAGAAGAGCTATGTTGAAGAATCGCTCAAATTGGGCTTCCCGTTTGAGTTTAAGAACAACAAGAAATTCGCAGGCTCTGAATTCTTTAGTAATCATTTCAAAGAATTTAGAGGAATGTGGGGCTTCGAGCCAGTGCGTTTCACCAAACATGTTGAGAAGTTTGGCAAGATTAAGAACGAGAATCTCGCACCAGCATTAAGTTGTGCTATGATAAACTATTGCTGGAAAAATGCGGAATTCAAGTTCTTTCAAAGGATGTATGCTCATTTCAGGAAAGCAGATCCGGAAAACTTTCCGTTGCATTTCCTAATCGATCAACGAGCTCAACAATATAAGTGTAAAGGACTGGAGTCAGTTACTGCTAAGGCGACTGGCGAGTACGTCAACCTGGATTCAGTGTTGGACTCGCTTATCAGTCAATAAGTAGCGATAAGGGTATGTGTTAGTGAGTGCATTTAAAAATGAAAAGACACAAAAATTAGTATAGGCAGGTGGAGGTGTAAAGATGGTAGTCAATTTAGGTTTTACGAAAATGAACTATACTGGTCCGTATATAAGTGACGGGAAATTCCAAACTTCAGTAGAATTTGGTAAGTCGAAGCCACTGAATAGACTAGATGCGTTCAGTAGATATCATGATTCAGCTTTTGCACATTACAAGGACTACGGACATAGAACCGCAGCCAATTCGATATACTATGACCAAACGAGAAACGGGAATAAAACCGAGAACTTTGCTGGTAATGTCGTTTTATATGGCAACCAAGTGAAGTCCGCATTAGGCAATATGCCTTTCGGAGTAGGCAATTTTCCCGGATTGATCTATGGCGGTATTAAGAACTTGTACAATCTAGCTGATTATGTACACAATAGAAACAAGTATAGAAAAGAGGTTCTCGCTTATTACAAGACAGATCCGCAATTCAATCATGCTGAATACAATCCAAGTTTGCAGTCCGGCGGCAAAGAGCTGTCCGGCGAGTTGGGCTTAGGAGGTAGGCGACCCGGCAAGATAGGACCCTCTGCGGCCCCGACATCGAAACCGACCAGTACGGTAGTAGGTGAAGGATCAGAGCCTGTAGATTCCACATTATCGGAAGGCAAGCGTTCTCAGCAGAATTTGCATACCATCGATGAGTATGGAGGTGGTAGGAGTAAATATAATGGACTTTTTCTCAGCAGCAGTAGCAGCCGGAGCAAAAAGCATTTTAAACGCCGCCACAACTGGGTATACAGTTTACAAACTTAAGAAACGATACGACAACACTGTTAAAGCAGATAAGTTTGCTCGTGAACACTTTGGTTTCGTGCGTGTACCTGACCATGCGTATCGTGGAGTTTCTAAGAGAATTAAGGAGAGAGAGAAATCGAACCCTCCAGCTCTTGAGCTATGGAATCACGATTTTGCTAATCCTCGAGTTATACAAGTTATTCGTCAAAGGCCTCTCAAGCGAGCCAAATATCATTTCCGCCGAAATATAAATAAAGTCGGTTTAAGTGGCTAGGAAGGTAGGAGGCGTAAATATGGTTAAAATTAAGAAGATTCTCAAGCAGAAGAAGAAGCAAGCAGCTGCAAAGCGGGCTGTGGCTAATATGATTGGTCGAGTCAAGAACCAAGTACGAAAGAAACCTATGGGACCGATCAGTGCTATTGACACTGCTCCAGTAGCCATTGGGAATTCAGTTAAAGGTTCATCTGCTCAGATCATTCAATCCAAGAACGGCGTGACCGTGAGATCGAGAGATTTCATGTTTTCAGCCTTAGGTTCTGGAGCTGTTCAAACATGGACAGTTGTCGGAGGAGCCCCAATTACTCCGGCGGCTTTCTCAGACAGTACAATTCGTCAGTTTTTACAGATGTACCAGAAATACAGATGGAAATATCTGGCCGTTCATTACATTACATCCAG